CTTTTGCCGGTCCGTACGATGCCATATGTTACAATTTCTCACTTCAGTATATTTGCGAAGACCCGGCAACGTACAGGGCTTCCATCAAAGCGATCGCCTGTTCCCTGAACCCGAACGGCCTTCTGTTGGGTGTTGTACCCGAGAAAGCCCGAGCCGAGGCGTTGGTGGATCAGTACGGCCACTTCAAGGACGCTCTGGGCAACGAGTTTGCTTTGCTTCAGGGTGGGCGACGCTTGAACGTCCGCTTGGTCGATGGACCCTTCTACGCCGATGGCGGGCGTGAAGAGCCTGTCCTGGACGCCTCCGTCCTGGTCAAAGACCTTGCAGTCCTCGGACTCGACTTGGTCATGTGGGAGCCTATGCTTCCTCAACCCACAGGACTCATCTCCGATTTGTACTCAAAATTTGTCTTTCGTAAGAGTAGGTAAGATGATCTGGCCGGTCATTATGGGGGTCCTGTTTGTTTTGTTACTTTTAGTGTTCTGGTACCACCAGGAACCTCCTATGTTATCTGAACTCAAGCAAAGGTACTGGGCCACACTGGATATGTTACGTCAGACGGGTGACCCAATGTGGTCCGGGGTCTTGAAACCATCGATACTCACAGGTATGAGTGGGTGGGACAGGAGCAAGGGTCCTATAGGTTCGAACGTCAATAAGGGGTACGAAATATACATCTGCCTGGATGGAGACGATGTAAATTCGGCAATGTACGTACTCATACACGAATTGGCACACATGTCTGTACCAGAGTACGATCACACGACGCATTTTTGGAATAATTTTGAAAAGCTCAAAACTCTTTGTGTTTCAAAAGGGCTCTATACGTTGGACGGGGAACGCAAGTACTGTGGGGACACGGTGAAAGATGGAAAACAAGACCAGATGGCGTAAGCCATCTGTTTTTCATGTTTTGACTCCTAGAGGCCCTGAGTCGCATACGCGACTCAATTCCGGTCCACCAAGTACTTCTTAATAATGTAAAACACGAGGGCCGCAACGAGGGCCGTCACGGCCAAGCCTGTGAGCGACACGTCACCCGACTCGCCCACAAACTTGGGGACCATGGTACGAAGCCGAGACTGGACCGGCTTGGAAAAGGCAACCACGGCAGCAACACCGGCCAGAGCCGCTTGAAACTGCTCGTCCGTGAGACCGAAGGGGTTGCCTGAAGCAGCCGCCTTTTTCTTTTCCGAAGGCGCGTGTGTACGGGCAGCCGAGGGCGCCTGAGGCTGTTGCGCAGCGTATGGAGACCCCTGAACCTCGTTTTGCATCAACTCCTCAATAGGAGTGGAAAAGTCAGCCATTTGAGATTCGTCAATCTTTTTTTCCGGCTGATAATTCTTCAATAGACCTGTAGGTACAGACTTTTGTGCAGCATCAGGATCCCGAGCAAGAGCCTGACGAGCAATTTCCTCGTTCAGTGGCATTTCCTGCTGGGTGGAAATCTCATTTATAAGAGTACTCGCGTCTGGGTCATACGTGAGGATCTGAGCCATCTGAATTTTAAAAGGAAATTAAGAAGGGGCGTCAAGCGCGTTTGACTACATTGACAGACCCACCTCGTCTCTTGACGGCGGGCTCCGGCTGAGCAGGTCTCTGTGCGGCCCGAGGGTTATAGTGTCTCTGATGGTACTGCCAAAACGATGGGGATCCGACCCGGAAGTTCCTCCTGATGGGTGCTTTGTACCAGAACACGCAGTCTGTGATTCTATTACTTTTCGAAGTGTTATCCAGAACGAGACACTCGTAGTTTTCGGTACACGCGTCCATGACCTGACAAAACTGATCAAAGGTCGGGAACACTCCGAAAAACGCTTTATAAAGGTTCTCGCGATTCTGTCGGACGTTATCACGGAGCGCAAACACATAGTCCACGTTGGTACGGATCATGGGTGTCATGTCCATACAATACTGGGTCGTCATCATAAAGAAAATCTTCCAGTGTCGACCATTCATAAAGAGTTGGCGGATGGCTGTGTCACGCATAAAGGACCGGTCATACATACAATCATCCATAAGGACAAAGACGGGTGAACACCGACCGACGGCCAAGAGTTTCTTTTGACGATCGATGATACGTTCAAGGGCATCACGATTATAGTCTCCAAAAACAAAGAGGTCCGGTATAAATTGTTTATAGTACCCGTTCCCTTCCTCTGTCCCTGACATGGCGATACCGGCCGGTAAGTGTTTCTTGTGCCACAGAATGTCCGTGACGAGTGTCGATTTGCCCGTTCCACGCTTCCCTATGAAGACGCAGACTTTATCATCGGCCATCTTGGACGGGTCGAACTTTCGGAGTGCCAAAGACATTCCTTTCCTGCAATTTTGAAACAAAATAGGAAGTGGCCTGGAGCGCGCGCGTACCCATCTGGAAAGAAATATTACCTTTTACTAGGATGTCCGCAGGATACATACAGCTCGTGGCACTTGGACAACAAGACGCGTACCTTTCGGGGGAGCCACAGGTGACGTACTTCTCGGGTGTGTACAAAAGACACACGCCGTTTGTACTCGAGGCGTACGATATTCCTTTTAACGATCAATACATAACGTTCGGAGGAACGAGTATTTGTCACATTCCTCCAAAGGGAGACCTCATACGAGGACTAACACTCAAAATGACACTTCCGGCACTTTACAATCCCGGACAAGACTGGACCTGGAACACACCCGCAAGTTCTTCAAACCGTCCGTCCCTTTGGTACGGGTTTTCGAACGGGGCTATTCAGCAAATAAGCTCAAAGTTGGGCTCCTTTTACTATTCCACAAACTCGTACAGCACAACATGGGCAAACACCTTTGTTCCAACACTCAGTTACAATTCCAACACGAATTACTTTGCATTTAGTAACGTCTCGAACGTTATTTTTTCTGCATCTTCAGTTTCTGCGACGAATGCAGCCTCGCCCGTGTTCTGGGGGTTCGATCCCGTGAACTATTCTTTGGCTGCTAATGGAAACCTGATTTATAACGCAACCGTCTCGACCCTGTCGAACCTTACGGCGAATAGTATTTCAAACTTGGCCCCAAACACTTTTATATCAACACTCACACCGGACTTGACTCTTCAGCAGGCGGGCTGGATTCAAACGACCGGTGTTCCTTTGACGAGTCAGACGGGGTTTTATGCCGCGCTTGCACAACCTCTAGCACTCTCGTCGTCAACGAATGTGTTTTTAGATTTTAGCGCCCAGACACCCGGAACGAATTTACCTTACTGGTCGGTCAATGATTTGTCGACGACTAATTTTTTCGTCTCTTCGGACGGACTCGTACAATTTCTGACTACTGGGTACTTTACGGTTCGCCTGGGCTTCAATGTGAGTGCTGGCAGTGTCGTTTCTATAAGTTACGGAAAGTCAAGTACCCCAAACCAACCAGCAAGCCCTACGTTTCTATACACGTACACATACACAGTCTCTCCTGACCCGACATCACCAGCGATTATTCCTCTAAATGCCGACGGATCTTCGTATTACTACTTTTACGTCCAGACAAACTTGCCATGTAACGCCCTCGTAGGTACGTACGTCGCGGCCACGCCCGCAAATGACGTGTACCAATTTTCGAGTAATATTAACGTGACCTCTGGGTCGAGAGTCCCTCTATATGGAAACACGCAACCGACAAATTCTACAGTTACTTTGACTTCAGGTTCGAACGTAAACTTTTCAGTCAATGGGGAATATCTCGTGTCTGGTGTGCTCAGCGTTGCGAACGCCGTAACAAGCAACACAACTGAAGTGTACGCGACGAGCGTGACTTTTGGTAACACGGTGAGCTCATATACGTATGACCTTTCTCAACAAGGGCGAAACCCGACATATGCTTTTTCCATTCCGGTTGTCGCGAGTACAACTTCAAACTATTGGGCGAGTGTTTCGACCCAGAGCACATCTTCAAATTTGTTGGCAAATTCATTCTTTACCATAAATCAGGTGGGTGTTCTGTCAGACACAGCCCCTCAGATTGTGCTTCCGTACAACGGTATCCTTTTACAATCAACATCGAGTACCTTGACGAGTCCTCTCAATTTAAAAACAAATTTCAGTTCCAATACAAACTCGGCCATAATTTCCGTGAATGCTTCTGGAAACCTCGTGTTTAACAATATTGCTTCGTATATGCTGACGGGTGTTTTTTACACGTCAAGTCCCGTGACCAACGTTCTCATAACAAGTTCAGACTCTTCATTTTCTACAATTTTCAACTTTAGTCTCGGGCTTGCACCTCCTTATACTATATCCGTTCCTTTTCGAATTACAAATAATTCAACAAGTATTTCGTATGGTGTGACCCTGAATACGTTTCAGAGCGGGGCGACGGTACAACCCGGGACGTACCTTACAGTCGTTCCTGTAGCTTCAAACACGCTCATCGGGGGATTTCAGACGTACAACTACTATGACGGCGTGGGTTCACTCGCCATCGTGAACGCTGATCTCAAGATTGGAGGACAGACTATCCAGAGTATAACAGGTGAGTACATTGAGGTTTGGAACGAGCTCAACGTTCCGTACGAGAATCAACCCGGTCTTCAACTTTTGACGGGAAAATACGATACGCAAACGAGCATAGGACCTCCGGGTCGCACGTACTACGTGAATCTTCCGTACTATTTTTACGGAAACCCCGAACTCTCTTTACCGATCACGGCTCTAGGGCGCCAAGACGTGGAGGTCTGGGTCACGTTCAACAACTTTTCCAACTTGACATCCGTTCCTTTGACGAGTCCTACACTTACAGCGACTATCATCACAGAGTACGTGTACCTGTCAAACCCTGAGATTGATTGGTTCCAGAATCATCGTCTCGACTATGTCATAACTCAGTGTCAGTACGACTCGTTTCAACTTCCTCGAGGGTTCCAAAGTGCTATTTTTAATCTAAAATTCAAGAACCCTATCAAGGAACTCTTTTTCCTGATTCACCCGAACGCCAACTTACCTTACAACTACACGACACCTGGTGGAGGAACGGACGCTGTGACTTTTGGCATGACGTTCAACGGAGAAGATGCATTTTTGACGGCAACTATCAACACCTTGTATGTGGGGGCTATCGAGCCATTCGTGACTCACGTGAACTTTTTCTCACAACCTCGCGTGTTGACTTCTCAACAACCGAACCAGTACGGTCGTCAGTTTTACATGTATTCCTTTTCGACAAATCCTTTTGGAACACTTTCATCCGGCCAGATTAATTTCAGTCGTATTCGTCAAGTTCTTTTAGAGATGAATATAGGAAACAACGCACTCAATTACCCTGCAAAGACGTTCAACGTTATAGCCTTGAGTCAAAATATTTTGAGAATTGAGAATGGAATTGCGGGTATTATGTTTCACTGAGACCGAGGCGGGCACTTTAGTGCCCGGGCTTGTGATCCCCTCCGGGGCCCAAAGGTCTTGAAGGTTTTTCAAGGGCGCCCTTCGGGCAGAAGAGGCGCTCGGCGCCTCTTCCTTTTTTCCTACGGATTTATAAGAATGGCCGGTCGTGCCAGTTTGTCCTTTTTGGGCCAAGAGGACATTTCACTGAGTGGCGACCCCCAAGTCACATACTTTATCGAAAAGTATCAAGGTCAGACCCCGTTCGCGTATCGGGTCGACAAGGTCATTTTCGATGAAGCGGGTGTTGTTTTCGGTTCTGAAAATCACAGAATTATTCCGAGGTCAGGTGATCTCATCACGGGTATGACTTTGTACACGGCGTTTCCGACGCCACCAGCGGGCGTCCAGGTGCTCGACTCGGTCGGAACCCTTATGTTTCAGTACGTGGAACTTTACATAGGGACCGAACTTATCGAACGTCTGTACGGAGAGTACATTGAGATGACGTTCGACCTTACGGTTCCTAAGGGGAAACAACCAGCCCTGTCCTTTTTGGATGGCAAAAACCTGACGTATTCTGGAAACCCACAACTCGCCTATACGGTTCCTCTTCCATTCTCAACCTTCAAAAGAGGTCTGCCCTTGTGTGCGTTCAAGGAACCCGTGACGATTCGGATCGTCTGGAACCCGTCGACGTTCTTTACTTCACCGCCGACGCTCATTACGACCCCATTTACGGCTCAACTGAACATAGAGTACACGTACCTTTCCGAAAAGGAGATAGAGTACATAAGTCAAAATGGCCCCGGACAGGGCTCTACAGCCCGCCTTCAAATATTTGAACAGGTCCAAAGGAACGAGTTTTTCGCCCCTTACCCTTTGAGTAACGTTCAGTGTCGTTTGAACTTTTATAACCCTACAAAGGAACTCTTTTTCGTTTTGCAGCAAGACTCGGCCCGAGGGTACGATTACAGCAACACAGCAACCGTCGCCTCATCCTCGGGAACTATAGGAACTGGTGATCTGTTGAATCAACTCAAGTTTGATTTTAACGTAACGACCCGTATAGAACCAACGGTCGGAACTCCACAATTCCTAAGAATTATTCAACCTCTCGAGTTTCATACCCGTGTTCCAGACCGCCTGTTTTACATGTACTCTTTTAGCCTTGACCCCGAGGGTGACTCTCCGACAGGGTCTGTTAATCTTTCACGAATTCAGGCTCAAAATTTGTACTTGTCTATGAATCCCACTCCAACAAACGTCAATATTCGAGTCTATGCCGTATCATACAACTTTCTCGAGACTTCGAACAACTCGGCCAAAGTGACGTTTTCCAACTTTTTCTAGTTAGAGACTTTAACGTCTCCCCAAGTATGATGCGTACAGGTGACGGCGACATGGACACGTCCCAAATTGAAAACGCAGCTATGGACCTCTTTTTGCCCGTTATGGAGTCGGCTACCGTCCTTGCGGCTCACTACGCCAAGGCGTGTGGACGGAATTGTATCATGGCCGAGGACATGAGTTACGGGCTCATGTACGCCGCCAGGAACGTCACGGGACGTCAGGTAGGGTCTTTGTATCCTGAAATTTATGAAAATGAGTCAGAGTCTGATGGGGACGAGGAAACGGACGAGTCACGCAGTGACTCGGACTCAGAGGACGAAGAGGAAGATGAGTGGACCAAGTACGAAGGCTCAGAAGATGAAACGGCCCAGAAGATGAATGAGTGTGCAGATACGTGGGCTCAGTGGACACCAACAAACCCGGCTGAACGCGCGCTGAAAAATGCGGTCGACAAAAACTCCTTTTTTGGTAGAGGTGAATGACCTATACGTTCTTCACGATAAATAGTGAGTCGGATGAAGAAGAGTACTCGAGTTTCGTGGAACTCGAAGAGTTTGAGGAGGACGATGAAGTTCCAGAAGGGTTCGAAGGGCTTCAGAAGGGGTCTGAGCTTGAAGGGGGGCCCAGCGATGAAGCAGAGCTTCCTCGCCCCTGGGAGTCTTCAGAGAAGACGAGCGGGCGGGAACGGGCGGGGCCCGTTCCCTGGGACCCAGCCGAAAGTTTTTTTGCTTACCTATAATAAATGGCAGGTGTCGTGTCTTCCGTCGCTCTCCAGCTCGAGGCTCAGTCCCTTAACATGATCGTCATGGGTTTTACGTTCGCGGCGGCTATCAGCTGGTTCCATGCGGTACGGTCCATGGTGGAGAAGTTTATCAAGACCAACGGAAGCGCCCAGAGCGACCTCTTTGCGGCTCTCGCCACGACCCTTCTGGCCATCGTCGTCTTCCTTGTTATCAAGGCGGTCGCTCGTAACATCAAGGTCAAGGAGCCTAGCGATGTCGTGTACGCGGTCGTGCCGTGAAAAAGCTTTTAAGAAGCTCTTGGAACAACACGGAGTCCTCCGGGACCAGGGGCTTGGAGTCCAGGTCCAACTTGGCCAAGTTGGCCCCCGGGTCCCTTAAAAGTCTTAAAGGCGACAAAAGCCCCTAAAATCACAAGAATAATGATCCACCAGTGAAAACGCCGCTTAGGCTCGGGTGGTGGAGGCGGTTGAACTTTCATCGCCTCCACGATTCGTTTGATTTGTATCTCCTCCAAAGGCTGAGGAGGTGGTAAGATTGGTTCAGGGTCTGGGGTCAAGTGGAGCCTAAGAATAAAAGCGTTTGTGTTCCAGCCCCGGAAATCAAGGAGGTCCCCGTTTTTGTCGACCCACCGAACAGTAAGGCGTTGGAGAGAGTTGATGGGTTCAGGGTAATCGACTGAGACTCTGTAGTCCTTATTTTCATGAAAATTCTTGATACAGGCTGACCCTACGTCCATGATGATGGGTGCAAAGGATCGGTTCGCATTTGATCCTGAAATTGTACCGGTCGTCCCCTGTAAAGCGCCTGTGTCCACGTTGAATGGTGTTCGCAACTCATCAATGTCCAGATATATGTACTCGTTGAGCGAGAAATCAACCAGTGTTGTAGACTTGACGATGTACTTTCCTGAGTAAGCAGGGTCCAGAGGTGTTGCGAGTCCAGCCGTATAGGTCTTCCCGTTTGTTAGACCGACCATGGTGGCGAACTCACTGGACTGAATTTTGAGTGTAAATACTCCTGAAGATGAAAAGATGAAGTGTCCTTCCTGCTGAAGATAGTCCAGTGTGATGAGGGCGTTTGACGTCACAGCCTGAGCGAGCGTGTATGCCGAGTAGAACCCCTGGTTCAGACTTACATTACTTGCGTTGAATGCAAAGACGTTCGAACCGGTCGTCAAATTGTACATGGTATTGGGAACACGGGCCGAGACCAAATCGACCCGCTCGATGTTTCTGATCGGTCGTGTAAGATACAAGACGTAACTCGAGCCTGTGGGGTACAAGGTCGTGTCACGGTTTACGGAGTCTACGAAAAGGAGGCGAACGGAGTTCGCCGACGGGGACCGCAGGTCCCCTGGCCGTGTATTTGCACGCCCCGTGTAAGGGCCCCCTGGGCCCGGCGGACTCGTTCCGAGTCCTTTCATTCTCTAATTTAGGTTGGGAATTTACTTGGACTCAAGGAGCGCCGCCAGGCGGGCGTCCATGGCGGCCAATTGGGCCTCGAGCGACGCTTGCGTCGCGACCGCAGAGCTTAGGCTCTGCTCGAGCGAGCTGACTTTGGCCGAGAGTTCCTTGATTGAATTGATCAAAACAGGGACGAGTTTGTTATAGTCGATAGTCAGCGTATTTTGTTCATCCTGATCAGCGCTTACGGCATACGGGAACACGTTCTGGACTTCTTGTGCGATGAGACCATATTGAACTCCCGCACCAATCCGACCAACGCTTTCCGGTGTGGCTTCGTAAGACACCGGACGAAGGTCCGTGATGGTTTTCAGACCGAAATCCGTCATGGTCACTATATTGGACTTGAGACGTTGGTCCGAAACGGCTCCACGTTGTAGGAACCCGCTCGCGTCAACAGAAATGGTCGTTGCACCACCGGTCATGTTACTTCGAATTGAAAAGGCGAAAATTGAATTCAAATAAAAGTCGTGTGCTGCTGCAGCGTATGCCATGGTTCGCCAGGCAACGCTCGGCTGGACGCATGATAGTACACCATAATTACTAGTTGAATTATATCCAATACCTACAGCATTTTGATTATTATTATCATTTGTAGTTACTGTAAACCAATTTGCGTCCCAGGTGGGACCGCCCACGGTAGCCCCTCCACCAACGACAACTGACAGTCTTGCTGCGGCGGCGGTGCCTCCTAAGCTGACATTTCCACCATTAGATTTGATAACCATTTGAGGGCTAAGGCTACCAGCGCTACCATCACTCGTTCCAAAGTATGCGGTGTATCCTTGATTACCAGCTGCACCGTTAGGATAGGTTGTACACATGAGAGCCGCGCCAGTATAAGCTGTTGGCGATGGATTGAAAGATTGATCGGTATGAATGAATACAGTTTGATTAGAACCTCCTGAGTTTGCCTGATTATTGAAATTGGCAATTCTCTGTGTAGCCTGCGAACTAATAACAGACAGAGGATCCGGGGGGCCCGGCGTCCCGATGCCGACATTGCCTGTATATGTTACAAGAATAGAGGGACTTGAAGAACCCTGCGGTGTTACGGAAAAAGCATTTGTTGGAATCGGATAAGCCCCGTAACCTGAGGGTACAGAACCAGCCACAATAGGATTTGTCAGATAAAAAGTAGCTCCCGTTGGATCTCCCTCTATGAGATACACATAAAAAGTGTAAGCTGGTGAGACAGAACCCAGGTAGACTTCAATATACGAATCTGTGTTGTTGGCCACATAAGTTAATATCCGGATTTGTCCAGCAAGAAGAGGATACACTCCAGCGAATGTCGCAGATGATAAATCTTCGATACGAAATGAAGGACCCCCTGAAAAGGCGGCCGACCAGCACGCTGTAACAACAATCTGCTCTTGAAGATTGTTGCCTAAGGTGACTATTCTTATTTTCCCTCTTCCATTGGGACCAAAGCCGCCGATACGATACCAACCGGCAGCCGCACCTGCCCCAACACTGTAAGAGGTTGAATTTATAATTGGCTGAACGGAAAACCTTGGTTGTCCGACAACATCCAGCGGGTAACTTGGATCCGTCCTCCCGATGCCGACGTTGCCGCCGGCTGGATTCAAGGCCAAATTCCTGTAGCTGTTTCCGGCCCATTCTGGTTGGATATAAGCATATGGGGCACCGACGGTCGTGTCGAGTCCGATGTTTAAAAGATAGGCTGGATTGGTCACACCTTGAATACGAAACTGTCCGAGACGAGTAGCAATCGATAGATCACCGGCTATGTTCAGAGGGCACGCTGGACTCGTCAACCCTATGCCGACGTTGCCTGCAAAATAGGCAGATCCTCTAACGTCTAACGTAGTCTGAGGATCCTGGGTCCCAATACCGACGTAGCCAGTGGACGTAATATACATCCTATTCGTTAATGTAGTGTCGCCTGTTTGGTATCGAGTCGCTATAGAAATGTCTCCTCTTGTGTTTGCGGCTCCATCTCTTAGTATACCCTTTATAGCTGCAAAGTATCCTTGATTGGCTCCAAAAACTAGGGCGCCTCCATTGTAAGCAGAAGAACCAGAGTCCTGTAAAATGATGCTTCCCCCAAGATTTCCAGTAGTGCTGAATGCTGTTTGTGTCGCTTGACCTGATCCATACACTTGTAACTGGGATGAAGGGGCTGTGAGACCTATGCCGACGTTGCCATTGTCACGACGCACGGACACGCACTCGGTGCCCGAACCGCCGTTATAATAAAGAAGTCCAAGTCGAAGTGCGTTTATATTTTGGAACGCGAAACCGAAAGAGTCAGTCTGTTCCATGAGACGGAGCTGAGATCCGGCAACTCCGGAGCCTTGTGATGCCGTAAGGGCACGAATAGTTCCCGGAGCGCTCGTCGCGCCATAGACGTCGAGTCCATATGAAGGATCCGTGCGCCCGATGCCGACATTACCAATACCGACCAAATTCTGATTATTATAGAACGTTGTGGTCGACATTCTACAATAGTCTTAGAATTTAACTAAGTCTTGGGGACTGCGGGCCCTGCGGGGACTCCAAGGAAGTCCCGGTAGGGACTTTTGCCCTGCGGGGACCAAAAGCCCTGCGGGCTTTCCCTCAGTACTTATTAAAGTACGGACTGAGACAAAACTCACGGGCCGCTGGGACCATGGTACTCAAGATGCCTACATTCGCTGAACTGGAAGGTACAAATACCACCTGACCTGATGGAACGAGGGAACACCCGAAGAACTTGGCGGTCAAGGGGGACACGGGGGCACAGTTCGAGTACTGAAGAGCCAAAGGGTCAAACATACCGACGTTCGAAGCATCGGCCGGAACGAAAATGACGTTCCCTGAAGGTAAAAGGGTCGACCCTTGGAAATAGTTCCCACCGCCTATAGACCCAAAACCTACAGGAACGTTCGAGAACCCGCCGGCACCTATGGGGCTCGACACGAAAGTCGGGTTGTACACAACTACGTTTGTCGATGAGGCTGGTGGGAAAATGACGTTGCCGTTCGGGGCGAGTACTGAAGACTCCCAGGTTCCTGAAGAGGCTATGGGTCCGACGTTGGAGAATCCTGAGACCGAAAGCGAGTACGTGTTATACATACCTATATTTGCGCCTGTTGAGAGCGGAGACATGACCACGTTCCCGTTCGGTAAGAGAACGCCCGAGCCAAAGAGCGAAAGACCCTGACCGGCTATAGGCCCGACGTTTGTGAGTGACAAGGTCACCGGGTTAAACACGCCTATATTTGCAGAGTCTCGAGGAACCATGATGACGTTTCCCGTCGGTCCAAGGACGGCCCCTTGGAACCTGTATCCACCACCCCCGGCTGTCGCTCCGACCTGTATGTTCGAGTACTTGTACGTCACGGGATTAAAGAGACCGACGTTCGACAAGTTCCAAGGAACGAAAACGACGTTCCCGTTCGGGACCAAAACTCCGCTCCTGAACTTGTTGGTCTGGGCTGTTATGCCTGCGACAGCGACGGCCGAAAACAGACCGGTCGCCGGGTTAAAAAACCCAACGTTCGATGCATTCTGAGGAACGAAGAGTACACGCCCGTCCGGTAAAAGGACCGAGCCTCCATAGTCCGTAGACCCTTTCGGACCCGCGGCTATGTTCGAGTAGACCGGTTTGGAACTCGTCGCCCACCACGCCTTTGTGGGTTGTGAAGCGGCATTACACGTCGCGGATATCCAGGCCTGAATGGTCGCAGAGTTTGCTACGGAAGGTAAGAGGTACGGACCACGTTTAAACAAGTCTTCATTATAATTGATGGTTCCCGAGGCGACCAAGTTTCCCGTTTGAACCCCGTTCGAGGCGAACACGTTCCCTTGGACCTGGAGCGACGCGCCCAAGTTTGTGGAGGTTCCGATACCTACAGACCCTGATTGTCCATAGATGGCTAACAAATTGAGCGTTGTTCCGTTTGCGGTCGACGCAAAAAGTGAAGACACGTTGAGAGATACCGTATTCAAGGTGGATGCATTTGCACTTGTCAAATTCAGAGAGCCAAAAACGTTGGTCGTCAAAAGTGTGTTCGAGACCCATAGGTTCCCAAGGATATTCACATTCGCACCCGATAGACCGATCGAATTTTGAACTAAAATTGAGGACAAATTTGAAGTCCCAAGTACGTTGATGGTCGTCACACGTACGTTTGTAGTCGCGATACTATTAGAGACGTACACGTTTCCAGATACATCAAGGGTGTTTCCCGTAGGACTCGTCCCGACCCCTATATTTGAAACAAAATTAAGGGTCAAGACGTTCCCTGTACCCACGTTCGATGAATTTAAAACTAAATTCGTAGTTGTCAAGGCATTAGAGACCCAAACGTTCCCAGATACTTCGAGTGTATTTCCCGTAGGTCCTGTACCTATACTTGTGTTTGACACAAAGACCAGTGAAAAGGTATTCATGATCCCCGAGACGTTCGAACGCCCAGTAAAGACGTTTGTGGTCGTGAGAGCATTCGAAGCTGAAAGGTTCGGAGTCTGAACGGAACTTACAAAAAGGACCGATGCGTTTGTAAGAGTCACGTTCGAACCACCTGAAAAGAGGTTTCCAAAAGGGACCAAGACGTTTCCGATCGTTGAAGAGGCTGTACCGGCGACGATGTTTCCGTAAAAATTCGTCGTAGTCCCTTGAACGGTCAAGTTTTGAAACACACGTGTGTTTCCCTGTACGGTCAGATCCCCAAATATGTTGCGGACCGACATCCTACTCAATAACGAGTTTAAAATCAAGGGGAGTCCCTGTGGGGATCACAGCCCCGGGCGCTTCGCGCCCGCCCCTGGTCTCTAGAACTTATTAAAATAAGGACTCAAACAAAACTCTTTTTGAGCTGGGACCATCGTATTGAGTACTCCAACATTTGCTGAATTATAAGGCACGAATACCACCTGACCGGTTGGAAGGAGTGTCGCACCTATAAACCCTCCAGAAGTACCAGACAAGGTACAATTTGAGTACTGAAGAGCTACAGGGTCAAACATACCGACGTTCGAAGAGTTGTACGGCGCCATGATGACGTTCCCGCTCGCCAAGAGGACACCACCTGCAAAGGCCTGAGTTCCTGTACCCGTTGTTGTGTTTGAATAAGCAAAAGTACTAGGATTAAACACACCTATATTCGAGGTCCCTGTACCTGACGATGGGATCATGATAACGTTTCCGTTCGGTGCCAAAACGCCTCCAGAGAACTTTCCAGTTCCCGAAGCACCTACACTTGCCGAGTTTGAAACTATCGGCGGATTCGTCAAGGGGTTATATTGTATGATGTTCGAATTTGTTCCCGGAATACCTACGACGTTTCCGTTCGGTAAAAGAACAGCTCCGGTCATAGTCCCGTCGTTCCCCACTTTGACTATATTTGAAAAGGTACCGAGTGTTGGATTGTAACTTCCTATGTTCGAGCCGGCGCCATAAGGCATCATAGCCACGTTTCCGGTTGGATCGAGTACCGCACCGGAGAAACCAGCTCCTGGAAGATACGAGTTGGAAAGAGTAAGAGACAACGGGTTATACGTTGCTATATTTGATGTGGAAACTAGAGGTGTAAATATAACGTTTCCGGTTGGCAAAAGTACTGGTGAAGTAAACGAGTTTACAGGGACTTGCGCACCAGTCGGAACAATCGAAGAAAAAAGACCAGTTGTCAGGTTATAAATACCTATATTACTCGTTCCGTACGGACAAAAGAGTACACGCCCATCTGGTAACAAAACGCCTCCTTGATAATTTACTCCGCCGCTCACAGGCCCTGTCGCCACGTTTCCATACACGGGCGTCGGTGATGTGGCCCACCACGACTTGGTCGGCTGGGACGAGGCATTACACGTGGCGGAGATCCAAGCCTGGATGGTCACAGCGTTCGAAGGGGTCGGCAAAAGGTAAGGTCCCCTCTTGAACAAGTCTTCGTTATAATAGATGGTTCCACCCAGAGTCAGGTTGGAAACCTGGAACCCGTTCGAGGCAAACACGTTCCCCTGAACCTGAAGAGTCGCTCCCAAGTTTGTCGAAGTCCCTATTCCAAGAGACCCTGATTGTCCGTATATGGACACGGTGTTCAGAGTTGTGATATTCATGTACGAAAAAGCAAGTACGGCTGTATTGAGCGTGGTGATGTTTGCCGTCAAGGCATTCATGGTCGTGACATTTGCAAGGGTCGCCACGATATTGGTCGTCGAAAGGGCGTTCGAGACCCATAGGTTTCCCTGGACGCTCAGAGCGTTTCCGAACGGGGCTGTACCTACGCCTATGTTCGAAGTTGCTATAAGGGTCGTCACGTTTGTTGTCGTGGAGTTTGCAAAATTAAGTGCCACGATATTTGTTGTTGTGACCGAGTTAGACACGTAGACATTGCCTTGGACGCTCAGAGCGTTTCCGACCGGGAGTGTTCCCACCCCCACGTTCGAAACAAGAAGGGTCAGCGTGTTAGCCGTTCCCGAGACGTTCGCCACCGAGCTGAACAGGTTAGGAGTCGTGACAGAGTTCGACACGTACACGTTCCCCTGGACGGTCAGAGCGTTTGCGTTTGGGGCTGTACCCACGCCTATATTTGACGTGACCAGGGAGAACATGTTGGCAACTCCAGAAACATTTACACTCGTAATAATGGCATTCGTGGTTGTGAGCGTGTTTGATACGACTATGTTTCCGGGGACCTGAAAATTGTTTTGAGAAATGAGGACGGCCGAGTTTAGAGTGACGAGGTTGGCTGACACGGCAAAGACGTTTCCAAAAGGGACGGATACATTGCCTATTCCGATGGCTGTTGAACTTGCGAATATGTTTCCATTAAATTGTGAAAACGCCCCTTGGACAGTGAGATTCTGCTGAAGGGTCGTGTTGCCCACCGTGTTCGAATCACCGAAATTGGTGATGACAGGCATCTCTGCTAAATGCAGAGCATTTAATTATGGGCCGGAGACCCAAGGAAGGTCCCTGGCCCTGCGGGGACCAAAAGCCCTGTGGGCTTTCCCTCAGTACTTATTAAAATAAGGACTCAAACAAAACTCTTGAGGTGCGGGTGTGAACGTATCTAAAAGACCAACATTTGCTGAAGTATAAGGCACAAAGACTACTTGGCCGTTCGGAAGGAGAGTCGCCCCCGTGAAACCCGAGGAAGTTCCTGTTATCACGCAATTTGAGTACTGGAGAGCGACAGGATCAAACATACCTACGTTCGAAGAAACACAAGGCGCCATGATGACGTTTCCGCTCGCTAAGAGAGCGCCGCCTACAAACGCAGTACCCCCTGTATACGTAGTCACGTTTGTGAATGTAAGAGCCGAAGGATTAAACACGCCTATATTGGATGTTCCTGTACCTGAAAATGGTACCATAATGACGTTCCCGTTCGGGGCTAAAACACCTCCGAAAAACTTTTGAGTTCCCGAGCCACCCAAACTAACAGAATTTGAAACCACCGGTGGATTTGTCAGTGGGTTGTACTGAATGATATTGGAGTTTGTCTGAGGAATTCCTACGACGTTTCCGTTCGGTAAAAGAACAGCCCCGTTAAATGACCCATCGTTCCCTACCCTGACTATGTTCGAGTACGTATTAAGCACGGGGTTGTAGCTTCCTATGTTTGAACCAGCACTATTGGGCATCATGACAACGTTTCCTGTGGGGTCGAGTACAGCACCAACAAACCCAGTACCTGGGACATACGAGTTGGAAAGAACAAGTGTCAAAGGATTATACGTTAATATATTCGATGTTGAGTTTTGTGGAGTGAAAATAACGTTTCCCGTTGGTAAAAGCACTGGAGAATTGAAAGAATTTACAGGAATACTTGCGCCTGTCGGTAAAATTAGAGAGAAAAGACCCGTCGCCGGGTTGTACACTCCAACATTAGGCGCCGCTCCGTGCGGACAGAAGAGTACGCGCCCATCTGGAAGAAGAACACTTCCCTGAAAATTCACTCCTCCGCTCGTTGGCCCTGTCGCCACGTTTCCGAACACGGGCGCTTGAGATGTCGGCCACCAAGACCTCGAAGGCTGATCGGACGCATTACACGTCGCGGAAATCCAAGACTGAATAGCCGAGGCGTTCGAAGGGGTCGGCAAAAGGTGAATAGACCTCTTTGTTAGGTCCTCGTTATAGTACAGCGTCCCTGCGTCATACAGGTTACCACCCGTCAGGGCGTTCGACACGAATATGTTTCCAAGAACCTGGAGGCTCGCCCCGAGATTCGTGGATGTGTTGATTCCCAAAAGACCTGAAGGTGTATACACGGAAAGGACGTTGATAGTCGCAATATTCAGGGTTTGTTGGGTCGTGTTTGAAGTTCCCATGACGGTCGTGGTCAGGGTATTCATCGTGACCACATTGATATTGGCAGTGTTGGACGAGACGGCAACGATGTTAGTCGTCGAAACTGAATTTGAAACAAAAATGTTTCCAAGCACGCTCATGGTGTTTCCAAAGGCGCCAGTACCAACACCTATGTTCGGGGTTAAAAGAGTCAGAGTATTCATGGTACTCGCATTTACCAAAGAGACGTACAAGTTGCCCGTCTGAATAGCGTTCGAGACCCACAGGTTCCCTGTCACGTTGAGATTGGCTCCACCTGTTCCTATGTTCGAAGTCGCGACCAGGGTCTGTACGTTTGTCGTACGTGAGACATTCATCGCACCTGTAAACACACTTGAGGCCGTCACGGTATTTGAAATGTACGCGTTCCCCTGAATCGTGAAGGCGGCGCCTCCACCACCTATGTTCGAACTCACAATAAGACTCAGAACGTTGGTTACTCCCGAGACGTTCACAAAGGTCGCTAAGAGGTTTCCACCCTGATAGGCGTTCGAGGCGTTCACATTTCCGACTAAAATTGTTGATGCCTGAATCGTCCCAACATTCATCAGAGACGTGTTTGCACTCGAGGCAAAGAGGTTCCCAAACGGAACTGAAGTCGAGCCTATACTTTGTCCTCCAACGATATTTGATGCAAAATATGAATAGGCCCCGAGGGCCGTCAAATTTTGAACCAAATTTGTGTTGCCTGTCGTGACCACGTCTCCAAAGTATGTCGTGGCTGACATTTCTACTAGGAGCAAAGACTTTTGTCTTGCTCCGGCCGCAAAGACTTTATACCGGTCTAATAATCACGTATGACCCTGTATAAGCCTGGGTCGTCACGTTTGTATAGGCAGTTTGGTGAATGTTGTCCGTCTGATTGGTCGTCTCGTAATCTATGTAATAATACGTCGATGTGTTTGTCACGTTGACTGGGATGGTCACGGGGATGGATGGGTTTGTACCCACCCCGAACCGGTAGCAATACGACCACACGTTTGTGACGTTCGAGTGAACATCGGCCGTGTTGCTTGAGAGGGCGATCGTCTTGATATCGTTATCGGCCGATATAACAGTCGTAATCATGTATGGACCAGGCTGATTAAACTTGATGCCTCCGTTGATTGTTGGGGCGTTCACAAGGGTGCTTGACCCGTAGGCGTTCCACCCGGAAGTACCGGGAAGAGGGGCGAAGAGTGTGTACAGGTTCGAAGTGATAGTACCGGCGATGTTCCCCGTCCAACTCGCTCCGGCTGTTAAGGTATATGTTGAATTCAAATTCATGAAAATACCAGAAGCCGCCGGAATGAAAGAGTTTGTCTGAAGAGTCGTGATGTTTGCGGTCGTGACGTTGAGCGTTGCGGGTGTGCTGACCGTGATACCTGTAGCAGCCTGGAACCGCGTCCCGTCATAGTACAGAACACCACCTGTCGTTCCGTACGTCGTCTGGTTTGTACCTCCGGAGCTTATAGGGACGGTTGAGACGTTTGAGCCGTTAATGTTCGATATTCCAGACCCGTTCGAGGCTATGAGCAAACCGGAGACTGTGAGCCCCGTGAGCGTCCCTACGCTCGTGATGTTCCCTTGGGCCGCGACCGTCACACTCTGAGCTGTCGGGACCGTCGAAACGTTCGAGCCGTTAACGTTCGATATTCCCGACCCGTTCGAGGCGGCCAAAAGACCTTGGACGCTCAAAGTTCCTGATAAGTAAGCATTTGTAGTTGATAAAGAGTTCGAGGCATAGACGTTTCCCACAACTTGGAGGTTAGAACCCGGAGTCACAGTTCCTAGACCCACGCGTAAATTTGGATCAAAATATGCAGTCGCCGTACCCGCAGGTCCTCCAGTATAAAAAGTGAGGGCATCGTTTGTGCCTACGGACAACCTACCGTTTCCTATAGCACCTTGGAGATAGTCCATGACGAGTCCGTCAGTGTATGAACCACCGAAAGCTCCCGTTGCGTAAAACCCGTTCGCGGCTGTAGATGTGTTGGAGACGTACACGTTTCCATTGACCGTCACGCCCGTCACCACAAGACTCGTTCCAAAGGCTGTCACATTTTGAGTGACAATGTTGGATATATTTGCCGTTCCTTGAAGGTTCAGAGTTCCGGACAGGTACACGTTTGTAGTTGTCAGGCTGTTTCCGACGACCAGGTTCGACAAGATACCGACAGAGGTGATGTTCGGTTGAGACGCAGAGATAACAGACTGGGCCGTGGGGACAGTTGAGACGTTTGACCCATTGATGTTCGATAGACCAGAAGCGTTTCCCACGTGAAGACCAGCCGACAATAATCCAGAAAGTGTGAGACTTGCCAGGTTGGAAATTGTGAGAACATTGAGAGTTCCTACGTTGGCTACAGAGGCTACGAGGTTTGTGGTCAGTGAGGATAGGTTGGAAATTGTGAGAACATTGAGAGTTCCTACGTTGGCTACAGAGGCCACGAGGTTTGTGGTCAGTGAGGACAGGTTGGAAATTGTGAGAACATTGAGAGTTCCTACGTTGGCTACAGAAGCTACGAGGTTTGTGGTCAGTGAGGACAGGTTGGCAATGGTCAAGACGTTCAGGGTTCCTACGTTGGCTACAGAGGCCACGAGATTTGTGGTCAGTGAGGACAGGTTGGCAATGGTCAAGACGTTCAGGGTTCCTACGTTGGCTACAGAGGCTACGAGATTTGTGGTCAGTGAGGACAGGTTGGCAATGGTCAAGACGTTCAGGGTTCCTACGTTGGCTACAGAGGCCACGAGATTTGTGGTCAGTGAGGACAGGTTGGAAATTGTCAAGACGTTCAGGGTTCCTACGTTGGCTACAGAGGCTACGAGGTTTGTGGTCAGTGAGGACAGGTTGGAAATTGTGAGAACATTGAGAGTTCCTACGTTGGCTACAGAGGCCACGAGGTTTGTGGTCAGTGAGGACAGGTTGGAAATTGTGAGAACATTG